GCAGTACGAGCAGTCCGAGCAGTCCGAGCAGCGCGAGCAGCCCGAGCAGTATAAGCAGCGCGAGCAGCGCGAGCAGTCCGAGCAGTCCGAGCAGTCCGAGCAGTCCTTAAGCGAGCGCAATGCTTCGCGCGCCGCTTCTTCCGAGCCAAAATATTCCACTGAGCAGCGATTGCCATTGTTGTCGGTGATCCAGGTCTTTTCCATTTGATGCCTCTCTGGTTGTTTGGTGCTGCGATGGGATAAACTATAGATCGCCAGAACGAACAATGCAAGTCGTTTCTCCGAATATTTTTATGAAAGATGAGACTTGTGTTTTTAGCATTGACGAACTACTATGCGATCTACACAGGAGGAAAGCAAATGAAATCCCCACAGGATCTGATCAATGAGATTCTCCAGGCTGGCAAGCGCCAGACTGACATTGCCGACCACACCGGTCTCTCAAAGGCTTACATCTCTGAAATGAAGAGTGGTATCACCACCCGGCCGGGTTACGTCACGATGTGCCAGCTGACCGAATATCATGCGCTGGTGATGCGCGGAAAGGCTAAGGCCGAGCGCCGCGCCCAACGTCTGGCCGCTCGATCAATAGCGGAGGCAGCGTGAGCCTGTTCATCGCATGATATATGCTCGGCCTGATCGTGCTCTGTGCGGTCGGTATTGTTCGCGGCGCGTGAGGTAAGGCAATGCGTGAGTACGGCAAGATCCACTCGTCATTTTGGACAAGCCAGGATATTCGGGATGCCGGCGAAGACGGTCGAACACTCGCGGCCTATCTTTTGACGAGCCCACATTCGAACATGCTGGGATGTTTTCGCGTGCCCTTGGCCTACGTTTCTGACGACCTTAAGTGGCCTTTGGAAAGGGTTCTCGAAGGGTTCGAAAAGCTTACCCAAAGGGTATGGCTAACGTTCGATAAGGGTTCCGAATGGGTAGTTATCCACAAGTTTTTGAAGTGGAACCAGCCCGAGAACCCCAATGTGGTGCGTGCCTCTGAAAAGCTCTTTGCTCAAATTCCGGGCAGCAGCAACGTGAAGGCAATACTGGCGGGCGTTATAGCCGAGTTCGAGCCTCGTTTTTCTGTGGATAAGTTGGCCGAATTCAAACCCTTCCCGAACCCTTTCGATACCAGTGCCAAAGGGTATCGAAAACCAGAACCTGAGCCTGAGCCTTTACCAGAACCAGAGCCTGAACCAGAGCCGCAGCCGGAGCCGAAAAACACGCGCGAGGCGAATCCGAAAAGTTCGTCGCGCGCCGCCGTCGAGTTGCCCGAGTGGATTCCCGAGGACGCATGGACTGCGTTTGTCGCAATGCGGAAAAAAATCAAGGCGCCGCTGACCGATGACGCTGTGAAGCTCGCTGTGACCAAACTCGAAAAGCTCATGCAGGCCGGCCACCGACCACGTGCCGTGCTTGAGCAATCGACCCTGAATTCGTGGCGCGGCTTGTTCGAGGTGAGGGCTGCGCGCGATTCGCCGGGCTCCGCGCAATCGCGAGAGGCGTTCAACGAACGCGAGAACGCCAAGGCCAAGCAACTGCTTTTCGGATCGGAGGTCGACCATGCAGCCTGAGGATTTCGACAACTTCGCACGCGTGCTCGACGCCGCGTATTCGTTGCACAGCAAGTCGCTGACTGCTGACGCGCGTTCGCTGTTCTTCGCTGCGTTGGGCAAGTACTCGCTGGTCGAGGTGCGCAAGGCGTTCTCGGCGCACATCAGCGATCCGCAGCGCGGTCAGTACCCGCCGAAGCCTGCGGATCTGATCGCGCACCTGCAAGGCGACGCGTCGAAAGACGGACGGCCAGATGCCAGCGAAGCGTGGGCAATCGCTGTGCGCTCGCGCGATGAGGCTGAGACGGTTTGCTGGACGCAGGAGATGGCCGAGGCATTCGCGATCGCATCCAACGTCGATAACGACGAATTCGGCGCGCGCAATGCGTTCACGTCGAAGTACAACCGGCTGGTCGAGGCAGCGCGTGCGGCCGGGCGCAAGGCCGTCTGGTTCATGTCGTACGGCCACGATGCGTCGCGTCGCGAAGCCGCTGCGCTTGAGGCGGTGCGTGCTGGTCACCTGCAGATCGAAGCGGTAAGGGTGGCTGTGCCGTCCCTATGCGCGCCGGATAACGCTTATGACGCCGGGCTGGCTCAGGAAAATATCGCCCGCCTGCGCCAGCTCACTGCATCAATCGCCAAACGCGGTGAAGCCCATGAGTGAGCAAACCTCGGAGTTCTGCGCCGCCTACGCGTGTCCAATGCTCGGCATCTACGGCGTCTCGGGCAAGTGGTACTGCCCCTGCCACCACAATGCTAACCCGGGGCAGAACGACGCCATCACAGCCATGCTGCATCAGCAGAAAGCCACCGTTGACCGGATCGTGCTCGCACGCCGCGAAGGCCGCGCCGATGCCCAGCTCGAAAACGGCCTGATCCTGCTGACGCGCGAGATTGGCACCCAGCAAACTATCCACGGCGCGCCGGTCATTGGACCTGAAAGCGCGGCGCCCCACTTCACGGAGACCGAAGCATGACCGACCAACCCATCCGCGATCAGGCCACCACGACGCCCGCGCGCGTGCGCGCATACCAGACCATCAACCATACCTCACCGAGCCAAATGGAACCGGTATCCACGCGTTTAAATGGCATTGGCGGTTACGAGGAGCGAGCGCAATGCTGACCATCGGCATAGATCCGGGCATCCGAGGCGCAATCGCCGCTCTGACGCACAACGGGTTGATTTGGGTGCATGACATGCCAATCCGCCCTAAAGAGGGCAACGGAAAGGTGCGTAATGAGATTGACCCGAAGGCACTCCAAGCGATTCTTCGCAAGCTTATTCCCGCCGACGAAGTTCCAATCATCGTCATGGAGGCGCTCAACACATTCGCCGGCGGCTCGGTGCAGACCATGGGCTCGCTTGAAGCCACCAAGGCCGTGATTTGCACCGTGTGCGAGCTCAGCGGCTTCGATGTGGCCTTCGTGACGCCTCGCACATGGCAAGGTATCTACGGCATCAAGGCGACGCCCAGCGAGACCACCAAGCAGCAATCGCTGCGGCTGGCGAGGCATCTGTACGGTCGCGATGTATGTCCTCTGGCCAAGCATGACGGCAGAGCGGATGCGGTCCTGATCGCGCGGTATGCGCAGCGGAATTTGATTTAACGCAGTACCAACCCAAGGAGAAGGAAATGTCTGAGTATTACGAAGGACGGCAATTTTGTCAGGCGAAAGATGCCTGTTTGAAGGTCCCGCAACAAGCGAACCAGTTAAATACGACAGCGAAGCCACCTGCACCCGCCGGCGTCATGGACCTTATAGAGACGGCGCACGCGGCAATGGGAGCGCTGCAGGATAGCATCGCCATTCTGCGCGACGTGCTGTTTCCAGTAACAATACCGGAATCTGTTGGTGAGGCTTGCAATAGCACGGGACTGCCATCGGATGTACCTGCAATAACAGCTTTGGATGCCTTGATCGCGCGCCTCTATGCTACGCGCGATGACATTATCCGACTGACCAAAAACACCCGCATCTAGGAGCATCACCATGACTGACCCAGTAGCCGAAGCAGCAGCAAAGATCGAAGCCGAGCAGAAAACGGCCGAGCCGACCATCCTCGAACGCCTTGAAGAGGGCGTGCATGACCTGGCCGAGAAGGTCGAGCATCTAATGCATCCCGACGCGCCGGCGGTCGCGCAGCCGGGGGAGGCCGGTGTTGCCGCTGGTGTGGTTGCGACACCCGCTGGTTCGGATGCTTCTGCCGCCACCGCTGATGCCGCGCCGAGCAGCACGGAGCCTGCCCCAAACGCTGCGCCCGCTGCGGAAGAGCAACCCGCCATGCCGCCCTCTGCGCCGCCTGCATCCACGCCTACTGGCACCGCGAACAGCGTCGCAAGTTCGGCCGCTAGCGCGATCAAGGGCCACATTGCGGCGGTCAAGCATCATCTGAGCATTCGCGGCTTCGAGCAGTCGGTCGTGGCCGACATTCACACGGAACTCGATGCGATCGAGAAGTGGCTATGACGTTCGCAACCGGATTCTTCCTCGGTGCGCTCTCGGGCGCGCTGCTGATTGCGGTGTTATGGCTGGCGACAATCAAAGGAGTCGAATCATGACCTATTTTTGGCTTGGCCTCATCGTGCTGATCGCATGGATGGCCTTCACGCTCAGCCCCATGCTGGTGCTGGCCTTCAGCCTGCTTCTGCTGTGGCCGATCATCAAGCTTGCTAACCGGCATTAAATGTAGTATTACGTCGCCATCCCAAGGAGAGCATCATGCCAGCACGCAAAGAGGGCGAGAAGCTCTCCGATTTCATCTCACGCTTCGTAAGCAACAAGCACGAAGAGAAGAAATTCCCCAACAAGCGCCAGCGGCTCGCGGTCGGTTACGCAGAGGCCAAGGAGCAGTCACGCAAGGAGCGTCGTCATGCCTAAGCAGATCAGCCAGAAACCCGTCCAGCCCCAGTCGAATCAGCGTCTGCCTGCCGGTCACTTCAACTCGAACGGCCAGTCACAGGGCCAGCAATCGGGTGCTGTCCGCAAGTCGCCGGATGCCTGCAACGATTGCAACAAGCCCAAGGGGAAGTGATATGCCTCGCGCATATTCCATGTTGATTGCTTTCGTCCCAGAGGACAAACATGAGCCATTGCAATTTAGCGATGATTCGGTCCACGTGGAGATCTGCAACAATGTCTTTGGGGAGCCGACGGAATTTGGCACGGTACTTCAAGCCATGTCCGCTTACATTCAAGCTTTGATCAGAGATGAAATCATGAAAGGGAGCAGCGATCATGCCTCGTGACACAATGGGCCGCCCGCAGGAAACGAAGGAAGAGAAGGAGCAGCGTCGTCGCTGGCAGGCCGAGGATGACTTCCGCGCTCTTGGCAAGGTTGCCGAGATCCACGCCGATGAGAATCGCAAGAAGGCAGTGATGGAGATGAATCAAGAGCACGCTGACATGCTCGAAACGGTCCTGTCGAAGGGCGGCATCACGCACAAAGCCGACAACATGAAGTCTGAAGATCAGAGCGCGGGCGGCAGCAAGAAGCCCGAGGCAGGACATGTCGCCGAGAAGAAGGGGGCGACGCCGGGCAAGACGGCGAAAGAGCCGAACTACTCGCGCAAGAGGAATTGAGATGGCTCTTAGCTATTTTCCGGAACCGCATCGGAAGCCGCACATCTTCGCAGAGCGCGATGGTTGGGTTATCAGATTCTTCCCAACCCAGAACCATGCCGGCCATGAAATTGCGTTCGATTCGATCCGGGGCATCGAGCGCTACTGTCGCCAATGGGGGATTCGATGGGCGTGAACCTCAAGACCGACTGGACCGGCGGCGAACTGAGCTACGACTCGGTCACCTACATTGAGCCGGACGCTCAGATCAAGCCCATGCACGACTACCTGGTCGTCGAGCCGCTCGATGTCGAGCATTCTGAGGTGCTGGCCGTGATCGAGCACACGAAGCCCTTGCGCGGTCTGGTGAAGGCCGTAGGACCGGGCCATTATCCGCTTTGCTACGACCATCCCGAGAAGAGCAAGCGGACCAAGATGTGGCGCAGCAAGACGTTCCAGCCCACGCAGATCAAGCCGGGAGATATCGTCGAGCTGGGCGCGGTGAAGATCGACGGGCGCATGGCGGGCTACAGCTTCCAGACCGTGCTTTGGGGCAGCAAACCTCATCTGCTGTGTCGCGAGGCGGATGTGTCTGGCGTTGTGGAGCAACGGGCATGAAAGAACTCTACGGCATCGATCTACCTGTCACGGTCCGTCTGTTTGAGGGCGCACGCCGTCAGCCAATCTCTCAGCAAATGGTCATTCGCGTGCCCGGTTGGGTCAACTTCGGCATCCTGCGCTGGCGGCAAGAGCCGCTGGCCGTTCATGCAATCACAGGAGTGGCGTCATAATGGGATGGCCAGCAGGAAGACCTAGACCGAAGAAAGCATGCGCGGCGGAGCGCGAGCGGGAAGCCGTCGAAATGGCTGAATCAGCAGAGATGGTCGAAGTCCCGCGCGCGCCGAATGAGCCGCCCTCCGACTGGACCAAGGGCCAACTACTCAACGTGCGCAACTACGGCAGCTTCTACGCGGTCGTGCTGCATGGCGAAGAGTATTCGCCCGAGCGAGAGCACCGCGCCTTGAAGTTCACGAACCCGGGCGAGCTGCAGGATTTCGTCTCGGACTGGTATGCCCGCATTGGGCATCATCCGCTTGCGAGGTGAGAGATGGACGAAGCAACGAGAATTTACCTTGAGCAGCGCGTGCGGATGAATCTCGAACGATACACGCCCGAGGAGTTCGAGAGAGTTAGAAAGCATACGGTGCAGAGTCTGGATGTCGCGCCGCCCAGTTGGAAACCATGGGCACATGGACGAGTCGATGACCTTGTGCATGCCGAACTCGCATACATGAAGACCTGCATCTCCTGCGGCTCCAAAACTCAACCGTGCTGCGGGCATTGAGATGGACACCGAAGGATTGAAATTGCCGACACATGGTATCGCACAAGGCCGATTCGTTGATGGGATGCGCGAGATGTGGATCTATAACATTAATTACGATGATATTCGCGGTCGGTGGACCACCATGATCGATGGTCGTCAGTTCGACGTGGATGCACGGCCCCTTCCTTGCGGTCAGAACTCCAATGATGGTCATCCCGAGTTGGACGATTGGCTAACCGAGTGGCGAGCCAATGCAAAGCATGCTTTCGAGGCCGAGGAGCAGCGCATCGCTAGAGACAGAATCCGCCGCGCGACGCTTGAGGCTGTGCGTAACGGGGAAGGATACTGACATGGCGAAGAAGAAACCGGCCCCACACGTCGAATTCTCTCAGGCCATATTTGATGAGATATGCCGCCGCATTTCAGCCGGCGGCGATATGTCAAGTCTGCGCGTAATATGCGCGACGCCAGGCATGCCATGCCGAGAGACATTCAACGACTGGCGCAAGCGGACACCTGAACTGCAGGCTCAATACGACAAGGCGCGCGAGGATCAGAAGGAGACATTCTTTGAGGAACTGATCCATATCGCAGATACCGAGCCCGACCCGCAGAAGGCGCGTAACCGCATGGACGCGCGCAAATGGGCTTGGTCACGCATGGACCCGAAACGCTTCGGTGATCGAACAATCCATGCGGGCGATGCGGATGCGCCTATTGCGCTGGTGCTGAACGGGAGTGACATTCATGGGTAAGAGAATCACTGTGGCGGACCTTATCGAGCACCTGGAGACTTTGCCGATGAATTACGAGGTATGGTCATTGGACTGCATTTGCTCAGAAGCAGAATGGGCGCCGGTGACGGTTGAATGTGTTCGTGCATATGGCCCGACGCGCGTAGACGGGCCTGGTCGCGTTGAGATAAGCGGGGATGCTTGTGAGCGATGAGTTCAAGCTCACCGCCAAACAGGAAGAGGCCCAGGAGATCCTGAATGGTCCTGCCACGCATGTGATGCTCGCTGGCGGCTCGCGCTCCGGCAAGACATTCCTGACCATACGCAAGCAGGTGCAACGCCGCCTGAAGGCTCCTGGCTCACGCGGTGCGGTGTTGCGCTTCCGGGCGGGCCACGTCAAGCAGTCGATCGTTCTGGACACGTTCCCGACCGTGATGTCGGTGTGCTTCCCCGGCGTTCAGTACGATCTCAACAAGTCAGATATGTACGCCACCTTTCCGGGCGGCAGTGAGATGTGGTTCGGCGGTCTGGATGACGCTGCGCGCGTCGAGAAGATTCTCGGCAACGAATATGCCGACATCTTCCTCAATGAATGCAGCCAGATCCCCTACAACAGCCGAAACATCGCTACCACGCGTCTCGCGCAGAAGGTGCTAGATCGTGCGACCGGTCAGGATCTACGCCTGAAGATGTACTACGACGAAAATCCGCCTGACAAGGGCCATTGGACATACAAAATGTTCAAGCTCCTGCAGGACCCGGAGACGCGTCACCAGCTCGATCCGAACGATTACGGCTTCTACCGCATCAACCCCGGCGACAATCGGGCGAATCTGTCCGAGTCCTACATCAAGACGCTTGAGGCGCTCCCAGAGCGGCTGCGCAAGCGCTTTCTCTATGGAGACTTTCGCGATGCAGCTCCGAATGCTCTGTTCCGCGATGAATGGCTTGAGAAGTGGCGCAACATCGACGGCGAACTTCCCGACATGCTGCGCATCGTCGTGGCTGTTGACCCTTCTGGTGCCGATGACACGGATAACGTCGATAACGATGAAATCGGGATTGTGGTGTGTGGTCTGGGAATCGACGGGAATGGTTATGTACTCGAAGACCTTACCTGTAAAGCTGGACCCGGAGTATGGGGAAAGGTGGCTACTGACGCCTTTGAACGCTGGGAGGCCGACCGGATTGTGGCAGAGGTTAATTTCGGCGGCGCGATGGTGGGTTTCGTGATCCGCGCGGCACGTCCGAATACGCCATTCAGGCCAGTGCGGGCATCACGCGGCAAGGTCGTGCGCGCCGAGCCGCTATCCGCGCTGGTCGAGAATGGCAAGATGCGCATGGCCGGCGTATTTCAGGAGCTTGAGGATGAACTCTGCGCCATGACGACGAATGGCTATATGGGCGAGAATTCGCCTAACCGGGCCGATGCGGCGATCTGGGGTTTTTCGGACCTGTTCCCGCAACTCACGAAGCCTGAAGAGATCAAGCCTGAACCCCAACAACGAATCATTCGCCGCAGTGGCGGCAATGGATGGATGCGGACATGACGACATTGCTTACGGACGAACAAATAGGTTGGGAGCTGGCTCGGCTAACGATCATGGATCAGCCGTTCTGGCTACGATATATACCGCCTGAAGAAGGAGAGGAGGAAGGAATCATGCGTTATTCGTGTTTCGGGATAATTGTCGAATCGCCATTCAATCAGCAATGGCGGACCATGAATATGGATGATTTTTCGGATCGATATCTGAAGCCAGTCGCGGCTCATTGGAATCAACTCGCTAGGGAGTAGACATGAGATTTCATATATTCCATAGCTGGTCCCGTTGGGAGCAATATGGCGCGCCTGAGGGACAGTGGCAAGTGCGCTATTGCAATAAATGTGGATACGCTCAAACAAGGCTAATGTATTTGGGAGGGTAATGGCATGGCCGATGAAGGCACCGGCGGTAATCAGCCCGTTCAGCGCACTGAAGAGGACCGCGAGTTTGCGGCCATCACCGATCAGGATATCTGGGAGGAAGCCAAAGACCGGCTCAAGATCGCGACTGAGGCCTATTCCGAGAACCGCAAGCGCGCCAAAGCCGCGATGCTGTTCCGCGAGGGTGACCAGTGGGATCACGATGTCATCACGAGCGCATCTGAGGACTCGCCTGAACTGACGATCAACCTCACCGATGCCTTCGTACGGCGCGTGGTCAACAACATCAAGCAGCAGCGCCCGCGCGGCAAGTGCCACCCGGTTGGAGATGGCGCGGACATCGAACTCGCGGAGATCATCAATGGAATCGGTCGCCATGTTGAATATCGGTCAGAAGCGGACATTGCTTATGATCTGGCGGCGGAGCGGGCGGTGGACGCTGGAGAGGGATACTTCCGACTCGTGGCTGAGTACGAGGGGCCACGCTCTTTTAGAAAGGACCTGCGAATCCTGCCGATCAGGAACATCTTTTCTGTCTACATGGACCCGGGCGCCATCATGCCCAGCGGTGCCGATCAGAACTGGTGCATCATCTCGACTCCGATGAAGCGGCAGGAGTATAAGCGCTGCTATCCGAACGCGAAGAACGTCAACTGGAACGATATCGACCACAATGGCGAACGGCTCGACTGGGAGAGCAAGGAGCACGTGCGGCTGGCCGAGTACTTCCGCATTCGGGAAGTGCCGGAGAAGCTCTACCAGATCGTCAACAAAGCCGGCAAAGAGCACATGCTCTATCAGTCCGAACTCAAGCGCATAACAGGCGAAGTTGTTGCGCTGGAGGATGCTGTCGATGTATTGGGAAAAGCAGGCGCACGCATCATCAGCGAGCGCGATTCGGTTAAGCGTCGCGTGGAGTGGTTCCGGCTCAATGGGTTAGTAATGCTGGAGCGCCAGATCATCCCCGGCCAGTACATCCCCGTATTCCGCGTCGACGGCAACTCGGTCGATATCGACGGCATGATCCGCCGGCGCGGCATGGTGGACGCCATGATGGATCCACAGCGCATGGTCAACTACGGCGAGGTCGCCAAGATCAAGCGTCTGGGGCTTGCTCCAAAGGCACCATGGGTCGCGGCAGAAGGCCAGCTCGATGGTCACCCCGAATGGGATGATGCGAACCAGAAGCCATACTCGGTGCTCACCTACAAGCCTGTGGTGATCGAGACCGGCTCACTGCCGATCATGATTCCGCCGCCCGCGCGTCAGGAACCCGCGCAGATCGAGGCAGGCTTCAGCGAATTCGTGCAGGGCATGCGCTCGAACCTCGTGGCAGTGGCGGGCATGCCGAACGAGCCGGGTCAGGACGAACAAGGTGTCGTTGTGTCGGGCAAGGCAATCAACCGACGCCAATGGCTATCCGATCAGTCGCACTTCCAGTACTACGATCACCTGACCCAAGCTATTGCGCAATGCTGGCGCGTGATGACCGAATGGATTCCGGTCTACTACAGCGAACCTGGCCGCATGCAGCGAATCATCGGCGAGGATTCGACACCGCAGATGGTCAAGATCAATGACCATGGTGGTGAAGAAGGCGAGTCCATCAACCAGATCAAGAACGATGTCTCTGTCGGCACCTATGACGTGGTGATGGACACCGGCCCGGGCTATGAGACGAAGCGTGAGGAAGGTGCACAGAACCTCGTGGACATGATCAAGATTCCGCCGCTAGCCGAAGTTATTGCCAAGCAGGGCGCGGATCTGGTCTTCCGCTCGATCGATCATCCATACATGCAGGAATTGGCCGATCGGCTTCAGGCCAACAACCCGGAAGGCCTGAAAAAGGTCATGGATGGCCTGTCGAGCCGCGCGAAGAGCGTGGTTCAATCGCTCGCGAACGAGAATGCGCAGCTCAAACAGGCGCTGCAGGCGGCCCAGCAGGAGGTCAAGTTCGGCATCCAGAAGGCGCATATGGCGGCTGTGGTCAAGGCGCACGATACCGAGACGCGCGCCGATACGGCGCTCAAGGTCGAAGAGATCCGCGCTGGCGGCAAGATCATCGACTCGACTGCCGGCCGCAACCATGAAGCCGCCCAGCTTGAAAAGCAACTTCTGCATGACGCCTCGATGGCATCCGCCTCGATGAACAACGACAACATGAATTCGGCGGCTGATCGGGCCGCAGCGCAGCAAAAACCTTCGGGAGAGCAGGAATGAACATGGCAACTCAGACGCGACGCAGTGACGATGAACAAATCGAAGACGAGATCCAACGCAATGGAAAGACGGCTTTGCGTGTGACGCCTGCGGACATTGATGCGGCAATCGCCTGCGAACATTATTTCACGGCAGCAGATGGCATAGCAGGCGCAAATGAAGCGAGCCGCGTGCTTCAATCTGGTTCTCTCGATTTACTTACCTTCTGCGTGCTTATATTGCACAACGGCTTCACGGTGACAGGCGAAAGCGCATGCGCATCGCCCGAGAATTTCGACGCAGAGATTGGCCGGAAGATCGCCCGAGCTAATGCCGTGCAGAAAATCTGGCCACTCTTGGGATACGCCCTTAAAGACCGTTTGGCGAATGGAGAAAAGTAATGACCATTACCGTACTCGACAGCACCGATACCGCAGGCATCCTGGCCGACGCAGGCGTGACGCTTGATCCTGCGCCGGAAGCGCCCTCATCGGATATCGAAAAACCGGAAGTCAAGCCGGAAACGAAGACGGCGCCGCCCGAAGACGACGAAGAGGACAGCAATGGCCTGACCGCTGCCGAGCGCGAAGGCCTGACCGAGCGCATGCAGAAGACCATCGGCAAGCAGTATCGCAAGCGCAAGGAAGCCGAGGAGTTCGCCGCCGCGCAGTTCAACGAACGCCGCATGCTGGAGCAGCGCGCGGCCGATCTGGAGCGCGAGAACGCCGAGTTGAAGGCGAAGACGGCGCCGAAGATCGAACAACCGGCTGCGCCGACCGAACCCAAGCGCGAGAATTTCGCCAACGAGGCCGCCTATGTAGATGCGATGATCCAGTTTCATGTGGACAAGCGATTGGCCGAGAAGGCTCAGGAAGACCGCGAAGCAGCGGCGAAGCTTAAATATCAAGAGCGGATCGAAACTGCTTCGGAGCGAATTCGTACCGCAATCAAACTAGTCCCTGATTTCAAGGAGGTCGTTAATAATCCTCGCAAAGATGCGGATCGAATTCCGCCAGACATCGCGACGTATCTCGAAGAATCTGAGATGGTGGCTGAAATTACCTACTATCTTGCAAAGAATCCCGATGTTGTTATTGCGCTGCACAAGATGAATCCTCGCGCGCAACTGGTGAAAATCGGAAAAATTGAGAGTATGCTGTCGCCATTCGGGCAGACGACTGCCCAACACGACACAAAGTCGAGCACCGCATCATCCGACGGAAAGGCCGCCAAGGCCGCACCGAGCAAAGACACAGACATTGATCTGAGCAAGCCGCGCAGCAAGCCGGCCCCGGTGATCACGCCGTTGGATACAAATGGAAGCGCAGGCAATCCGAAAGACTCGAAGGATATGAATATCCAGGAAGCCATCGAAGATTACTCCAAGCGCAACCGCACGAATCTCAACGCACGTAAGCGGCACTAAGCCGTCCCCGGTGGTCCTCAAGCTGCGCATTTGCAACGCTTTGCGCCTTTGTGCGCTTGGGGAATACCGTGGCAAACCAGCTTCTCACAATCAGCCAGATCACCAATCGGGCACTCCCGGTTCTGGCGAACATGTGCGTGGTGACGGACAAGTTCAACCGTCAATACGATAAGGAATTCGGCCAGAAAGGCCGCAAGATCGGCGCAACGTGTAACGTTCGCCTCCCGCCGCGCTACCTGGGTACGTTCGGTTCCGCGCTGAACGTCGAGCCCAGCACGGAGAACTACGTACCGGTCAACATCCTGTACCAGTTCCACGTCGACATCCAGTTCAACACCATCAACATGCTGTTGGACATCGACGACTTCGAAGAGCGCTTCATTCACCCAGCTTGCGTCGCGGTGGGCAACCGGATTGACTCGGACGGCGCGTATTTCGCGATGCAGAACACGGCGAACCGTCTGGGTACGCCTGGTACCACGCCGACGATCTTCAAGACCTTCTCCGATGCGCGTGCCATTCTGGCTTCGGAAGGCATGCCGAAGGGCCTGATTCCGACCTCGGTGCTGCATCCATTGGCCTCAAGCTCGATGGCCGATTCGCTCAAGGGTCTCTATAACCCGCAGGCGCAGATCAGCGACTTCTTCGAGACCGGCATGATTGCGAAGAAGACCGCCGGCGCCGACTGGTTTGAAGATCCCAACATCGCCAACTACACGACTGGCACGCTGACCGGTACGCCGGTGCTCGCTGGTGTGACGACTGCGGCCGCCGGCTCTGGCCTTCTGACCTCGGGCTGGGCGCAAACTGGCGTGCTCAATATCACCGGGCTGACGAACACGGCCGCCCAATGCTATGTGGGCGACACGATCCAGATCGCCGGTCTCTACCCGGTGAACCCGCAGAACCGTGGCCGCTACGGCAACACGCTCAAGCAGTTTGTGGTGCTGCCGCCGGGTGGCTATGCGCAGATGACCGGTACCGCCGCGCCTGGTGGCCCGAACTTTGCGCCCGCGACGCTCGCGGCCGGCACTTTCAACGCGATGACCGGCCTTTACACTTCCAGCGGCACTGGCACGCTTTCGCTGACGATCGGCGAAGTGGCGATCATCGGCGGTCAGTTCCAGAACTGCGCGGCCGGCTCGGCATTCACCGGCACGCCGGCGGTGACGATCAACGGCGGCGCTGCGGCTGGTACCGCCTCGACGGAAAATCTGTATTTCCATCGCGACGCCTTCGCTCTGGCCTTTGTGGATCTGCCGCTGCCGCGCACTGCGGTCGAGGCGAGCCGCGCATTCGACGAGGACCTAGGCCTTTCGATTCGCGTGGCGACGCAGTACACCATCAACAACGATGCGGAACCGACCCGGATGGACGTGGCTTATGGATTCTCAAGCCTCTACCGTTCGCTCGGCGCTCGTGTCTCGGGTTAAGGAGTCGACATCATGGCATTCCCCGCAGTAACAAACGTCGACGGCTCGAATCCGGGGCCGAACGTCGCAACCCAGCCAGATACCGTACAAAGTCCTGTCGGTAACCTGTGGAAGGTTGGCCGCTTCGCGATCACGCTGACGCCTTCGGCGGTGGCGGCCACAAGCGCGCCGATCCAGAACTTTGCCGCAACCGGCATTGGCCTGTTGACGACCGACACCGTGGTCGTTACCCCGCCGAGCGGCACCGCCGGTGTCACGCAAGGCGGCACGTGGGTATCCGCAGCCGATCAGTTGACGATTCAGTTCGTCAACCCGACTGCCGGCTCGCTCACGCCGCCCTCGGGCACGTACTACGTGACGGTGTTCCGCGTCCAGCCGAACTGGTCTGCGCCCGCATCTGGCAACCAGCTTGACTGGTAAGGAGAAACGACCATGGCTCTGCCTCTTGGGCGCGCTTATGGCGTCTTCGCCGGGAATGTGGCGTTTCAGCCCGGCGATTACTTCCTCGAGTCGTCGCTGGATGCGCTGACTGCGAACGCGGGCGGGGGGCAGCAAAACGCCCTCCAGATCACATCACAGACGGTCCGCATCACGACCGTGGCGACGGCCGGCGATTCAATCCAGCTTCCGCCGGCCACGCCCGGCCTCGAATTGCTGGTGATCAATCACGGCGCGAACCCAATGCAGGTTTTCGGGAATTACGCTGGTGGCATCGATACGATTGATGATCAGGCTTTCGGCACCGGCGTATCGCAGATGTCCAATTCCATGGTCATCTATAGTTCGCCGGTGGGTGGAAAGTGGTATAGCGAAGGCTTATCAAGCGGCTTTGCATTGTCGCTTGGGCTGCAGACGTTCAGCAATGCGCAGATCGCATCCAACGCGACGAACACGCAAGCATCAGGAACGCCTGTCACGACTCTGCTGACAAACGTCACCGGTGCAGCTGCTGGATCAGTCACGTTGCCTGCATCGGTTCCGGGGCTGGAATTGACCGTTCATAACGTCAGCGGCTTCGCTGTGAACGTCTTCCCGAGTGCTGGCGGCACGGGAAGCGAGAAGATCAATGGCGGTTCGGCCAATGCTGCATTGAGTCTGCCTGCTCAAACCTCGACCACTTTCACGTGCGTACTTGCTGGTTCGTGGTACACCGTACCGCGCACGCCGAGCTAAGCCATGTGGCCCACTCCCTTCCAGCCGCTGTTTGGCTTCACTGGACCCGGCGGGGCCGAGCAATCGGCCCCCGTGGTGGTGGCCGCATCGACAACGACTAGCGCAGCAACCGCACTGCCTGGCAATCCGAATGGCGATGACGCCAACTCATCGATCTGCATCGAGAACACGACGAATGGTTGGGCGTTCTGCCAGTTTGGGGATGCCAATGTCGGCGCGGCGACGCTGAGTAATGGCGTCGGCGTGCCCCCGGGAACCTTCCGTATCGTCACCGTGCGGGCCGACACGACCGATGTGACGGTTATCCTCAACACCGGCGCCACGAGCGGCAATGTGCGCTTCCTGCGCGGCAACGGGATTTCCTGAGGATGGTTTATGCCGACGATGCCGAACGTAGTCGGTCTTCAAATCCAGAACGCTCTTGCGTACATGGTAGCGGCCGGCGTTCGCGTCGTGCCGCTCGGGTATTTCCAGACTGATCCAGTCACGATGAGCTGGGTCAAGACCACCCAGCTTCCCGGCTACATCATCGAGCAGACCCCGGCGTTCGGGACCAGCATGAATCCCAATGACCCGGCGATCCTCGCGATCTCCAGCTACCCAATGTCGGTCGGCACAGACGGTCCGGTCGAATCCACCTATCTGCTCGGGCAAGCGATGCTTGACGACCTGGGCGAGCCTTTCGTTCTCGATGCGAGCCGACTCGGATGAAAAAATTCCTCGCCCTGTTGCTGCTTTTGCCCTCTCTCACCTGGGCGCAATGCAGCACGTTTTCTCCCGACACGATCCTGACTGCAGCGAATCTCAATGCCGCCATTGCTTCGCCATGTATTACTGGCGGCGTGCTGCATGCAACCACCCAGCCGACGACCGATAACACGACGCTGGTTGCAACCGATGCCTTCGCGAACCAGCAGATCATCCGTTCCACGCAGACTGTTCCTCTGACGCTGGCAGGAGGCACATATAACCAGGCGACGCTAGGTTCCGGTTTCTCGCCAGTGGTCTTTACGTCTGGTGGTGTCATCCAGAGCATCCTGACGATCGCGGTGCCGGGCCTTGGCTACGCGGTTGGCGATCTGATTACTCTCGCTGGTGGCAATGACGATGCGACGCTGCGCATTACCTCGATCGGCGGTGGGGGAACGGTAACCGCAGCGCAGATTCTGTATGGCGGCACTGCTTATACGAACGGCGCCCAGATCATGGCGACGCCGATTCCGCCGGGCGACCGGAACGTGATCTTCACCGGCGCGCTCACCAGCAATGTCACGTTCATCATCGCAAATGGCACTTACAACACGGCATCGCGTCGTCCAAGTTTCATCAACAACACGACCGGAGCATTTACGGTCACGCTCTATCTGAGCAATGGGGCTGATGGCACGACAGGCACCGGTTACGTTCTTCCGCAAGGCACCAGCAATTCAACCTCGATCCTGTTTCAGACCGATGGCGAAACCGGGCTCTGGCCGGTAGTTGGCGCCCTTCCCGGCGGCGTCACATGCACTGGCACGCCCAGCTCAAGCTTTGCTACCGTCAACGGCGTCGTGACGCATTGCTAGGGAGTTGAAATGACTATCGGCACAACCACGGCGCTGGGTATCATCAAGGGCGCGTTGCGCAAGATCAACTCGTATCAGTCCGGCGAGCAGCTTGCGGATTATGACGAGACGGACTGCCTCGAAACACTGAACGATCTGCTCGATTCGCTCTCGACGGACAAGGAATTCATCTTCGGTTCGCAGGAAAACATCCTGTCGTGGACCGCGCAACAGCGGCTCTACAAGGTCGGCAATCCAACGAACGAACTGCTCGGCCTGCCGCCGTTCACCGGTACGCTGACATCCGGTTCGCCGACGATCACTGGCATCACGAACTTCCCGCCGCAGCTCGTTGCTGGCCAGAACCCGGCATATCAGGTCGCCTCGGGCTCGATTCTGAGCGATACGCAGGGGCTGATCCCGGCCAATGCGACTGTGCTCTCGTTCACTTCGAACACGATCACCATGTCGGCCAATGCGATCGGCAATTCGACCGGTCTGGACAGCATCAGCTATACGATCCCGGGCGACCTGCCGATTCCGAGGCCATTGCGCATCACGCACGGCTACACGCGCTTCAATGCCCTTGACTTCACGCTTGACGTCTACGCGACGGAAACGCAGTACAACCAGTTCCTGTACAAGGCACAGCCAGGTCCGTGGCCGACCGTCGCCTGGTACAACAACCAGTTCCCGTACGGTCTGCTGAACGTCTATCAGACGCCGGGGAACAGCGTGGAATGCCACCTGTTCACGGATACGATCCTGGAAAATCTCACCTTGAATCAGATCATCGTGATGCCGCAGGGCTATAACCGGGCGCTGAAATGGCTGCTCGCGCGCGAAATCTGGGTCGAGTACGTCAGTCCGGTGACGATTCCGGCCATGCTGATGAAGATGGCGAAAGAGGCCAGCGATTACATCAAGGCACTCAACGCGCGGCCGGCGAACGTGGCGCAATATGACCGTGAGTTGGTGCGCGGGAACCGGCCTGATGGCGGCTGGATCACCCACGGAGGGTACCGCTGATGCCTTCAGGTGAAAATCCCGGCCCATTGGCGATGTTCGGGAACTTCGGAATTGTCGGCGGTTACGACGCCGCGCCGAACCCGATCCAGGATGACCAGATGTCGATCAACTGGTATCCCGAAATCGACCCGGGCAATTCCAAGGAAGTGCTTGGTCTTCTCGGCTCACCCGGCCTGACGCAGCTCGCTGTCGCTCCGGTGGCAGGCGCTGGCGCACCCGGATTCACAAACACGCAGACCGTATGGCCGATGCCTTATTCCGGCCCGGCGCTGCCCGTGCGCGGCTTCTGGGAGCTTCCCGCGAATGAGGATACCGGTGGCGCTGGCGCGACGGTCGATAGCACCGCTCTCGTTGTCATCGGAAACACGTGCTACCTGATCACGGCGACGCAGACCTCGAACACCTGGCCGACGCTTTCGCTGAAGGCGGTAGGCACGCTCCTGACGAGCAGTGGCCCGGTATGCATCCGCGACAACAATCAGGGGAACACTGCGGTCATTGTGGACGGCCCCTACGGTTACTACTACACCATCTCGACGCAGAAATTCGCACAGATCACCGATCCCAACTTCCTCGGAGCCGATACGGTTGCCTATATCGACGGCTGGTGGATCTTCAACAAGCCCGGTACGCAGGATTTCTACTCCAATGCGGAAGAGTATGGCCTGACCTTCAGCGCGCTCTTTTTCGCATTGAAGGATGCAGCGAGCGACAATCTCGTGGCCGTGATGGAGAACAAGGAACTGCTCTGGCTGATTGGCGACAAGACCACGGAGATCTGGTACAACGCGGGCGGCGCGCCGGGTGGGGTGGGCGCCACGTTCGCATTTCAGCGCATTGTAGGCACGCTCATTCAGGCGGGCTGCAAGGCAAAGCACTCGGTCTCGCGCTTCGGCACGCAGGGGCAGGAAGGCCTGATGTGGTTCGGACGGTCCGAGCGCGGCGAGAACGTAATCATCCTGACGCAGGGATTCCAGGACACAGTGGTCTCGACGCCATCGTTTGGCAAAGAGGTGGCGACCTATCCGGTCACCGACGACGCCATCGCTTACACCTATCAGGAAGATACGCACGAGTTCTATGTGCTGACCTTTCCGACCGTAGATGTCACGTGGGTGTATGACGGGCAATCGGGTCTCCTGCACAAGCGCGCGTCCTATGATCCCTATGCCAAGGCGTTTCATCGCGAGCGCTCGAACTGTTACATGAACTTCGCCGGTATGCGGATCACCGGCGACTATGAGAACGGCGCTATTTACTGGCTCACACGCAATTCCTATACCGATGCGGGATGGCCGCTGCTTGCCAAGCGCCGCGCGCCGCACGTGTGGGATAAGGGGCAGCGCGGCCGCGTTTTGATGCAGAGCCTGCAGTTAGACTTCAATGTCGGACAGGCGCCGGCGAGTGGCATGGGCTCGAACCCGCAGTGCAAACTGCATCTCTCGCGCGATGGCGGCCATACATTCGGCGATCCTCTCTATGCGCCGATGGGTCAGATCGGTCAATACCGCACGCGCACGATGTGGCGAAAGCTCGGCTGGGGCCGGGATAACGTGGTGGATATCGAGGTCATCGATCCGGTGAACCGCGATCTGGTGGGCGCGACTCTCAAGGCGTTCAGCGCAGCATGAGCGGCCTTCCCGACCTGATCCCGCAGCAGAGCGTGCCGCTCATTGCGAACCCGGGAAACAAGCCCCAGTACATGGATATCAACTGGTATCTGTGGGCGTACAACATTTCGAAGGCAGTTCTTGGAACTGGGCAATCGGGCGGCGGAACGCCAGCGTCCCCTTACGATTCTCTCGACGCAAACAACCTGTTCGCGCAAACGGCAGACATTCCGCAGGCCTTTCGCAAGATCGGGAACCTGAGTGCGCTGCTAGCCAATACGCCACTTCAGGATCCTGTTCCGGCCGCGCAACCCGTGCAGTCCGTCACGCCCGGGGCATCGCCTTTCACCTATACCGCGCTCGCGAACGGCGTGCTATCGGTCACAGGCGGTACAGTTTCGGCAGTGACGATCATCCGGCAAGGCGTTTCGGTTGCCACCGGCATTACTTCCGGCAGCACCACCGCGATCTCGACTTTCACCGATGAGAAGGGTTCTGGCGGCCAGCCGGGCTTCGTAGCGGGCGTCGATTTCACGGACGGCGTATCGACTTCTCTAACGCTGTCGCAGGACTATGGCAGCGCAGCCGATCTGTGGGTGGCATTCGATTCTGGAGAGCAGGGCGCAAACACCTACACCCTCAGTGGCACAACGCTGACATTCAACGCGCCGATTCCTGTTGGCACCGTGAATGTCTTCGTGAAAGGCGCGAGCGGCGCGGTGGCCGGATCAACCAGCGGCGGACTGGTCCCGCTGCGTCGTCTGGATCAGGTCCAGATCATTTATTCGAGCGCGCCGACAGTCGCGTTCCTTCCTTCGTGAGGAATTGCGATGACCACAATTACACCCGCCTTACTGCTTTTGACCGTGGATCTTGGCGCGGCAGATGCGAACGTGTATTCTCCGGGTACGAACACGTCTGGGCAAATCGGACGTGCGGTGTTCTGCAACACCGCAGCGAGTGCAATCACCATTACTGCCGGCATCACTTCCGGCGGAGCACTCGGAGTTCTGACCATGATCAACGCGCGCACTCTTGCCCCGGGCGAAACCTACGTTTCGCCAGAACTTGCGGGCGTAGTTATCCCTACCGGCTATCAGCTCCATGCTTTCGCCAGCGTCGCGGGCTCCGTCACGCTCACCGTTTCCGGCGTGGTGATTCAATGAATGCCGTGGCGAAAAGCGTGGATCGCGAGGCTGTTGAGCGGCTCGAGCGCGAAATCCAGAAGCTGCCGCAGGTCGATTGTCCTGTGCGCCATTATTTCGCTCCCGGCATGGCCGCACGCGAGATGACCATCCCAGCGGGCGTGGTGATCACTGGCGCCGTGCATCGCCATGAGCATCTGTGTACGGTCTCGAAGGGCCGCATTGTTGTCTCGACCGATGAAGGCATGCGCGAACTTGCCGCGCCTTGTACGATCGTCTCCAAGGCTGGCGCCAAGCGCGTCGGCTATGCGATCGAGGAAACGGTCTGGACCACCTACCACGTCACGAATGTCACGGACATTGACCAGCTCATCGAAGAGATCACCGAATCGACCAGCGCAGAACTGATCGGCGGAGCGCAGAACGTCCAGATGCTCGCGCAGCTTGCACGCGACGACTATCAGCGTTTCCTGACCGAATATGGCCTAACGGAAGGATTCGTCATGCGGCTTGTGGAAAACGAAGCCGATCGGGCGCCGTTCCCGGAATGGGTTGAGGCAGTAGAAGTCCGCGATTCGGCAATCGCTGGCCTCGGCATGTTTGCGCGCAAGACGATCGATCAATCCGATGACTTTGCGCCGGTCAGGATCGATGGAAAGCGCACGCCGGCCGGCCGCTTCATTAATCATTCATGCCGTCCCAATGTTGAATTTGTGCTTCGCGACAACGGCGACCTAGATGCGCGCGCGCTATGCGTGATCCGCCGCGGCGAAGAACTGACCGTGGATTATCGACAGGCCATGAGCGTGAATGGCGCGGGGTTCAAGCCAGTCAAGGAGGCATCATGAGCGCAGGTCTTTCTGCCGGGGCCATCATTGGGATTGCCGGGGCCGCGGCCTCAGTCGGCAGTTCGCTGATCAGCTCAAACGCCGCGACGAGCGCCGCCAATACTCAGGCAGGCGCACAGGAAGAGGCCGCCCAGATCCAGCAAAACGAGTTCAATACCATCACGCAGCAGGAACAGCCGTTCATGACGGCAGGCGTGAATGCAACTGGCGCGCTATCTGACTTGCTTGGCTTGACGCCTGGGCCGGGTGTGAATGGCTTGCCGAGCGGTTATCTGAACCAGACGCTCGGGCCGTTTTCGTTCAATCCGTCAAGCATTACGAGCTCGCCGGGCTATCAGTTCTCGCAAAGTCAGGGCTTGCAGCAGACGCAGAATGCGATCGCGCCGAATGTCGGTGCGTTGTCCGGGCCTGCGCTGCAGGCGCTGACGAACTATGCCACCGGCAATGCCGAGCAGTATTACAACAACTACTTCAATCAGGCGCAGAGCCAGTACAGCACCAACCTCAATTCGCTCGAATCGCAGCAGCAGGGTATTTTTGGGCGCCTCTCCGCAATCGCCGGTCTCGGCCAGAACGCGGCGAGCAATACCGGCTCTGCGGGTGCAACACTCGGCACGGGCACTGCGCAGGCGATTGCCGGTGCGGGCGCGTCGCAGGCGGCCGGTACGATCGGCTCCGCGAACGCCCTGAGCGGCGGCATTAGTGGCGTGGGCAATTCGATCGCGCTCAGCAGTATCCTGAATGCCAACTCGGCTTCCAGTGGACTTTCCAGCGGAAGTGAATTCAACGGTACTGCCCAGGGCACGAATGGGTTGCTCGCGGCGGGGAGCTAGAAATGCCGGACTTCGGAAATCCCGTTGCGGACCAGATCACTCCGCCCAATCCCAACCAGACCATCCAGAGTCTGTCGGGCATTCTCGGCATCGCCAATGCGCAGCAGCAGTTGCAGCTCGGGCAACAGCAGTTGCAGGTTGGGGCCGGCACCGCGCAAAGCGCACAGCAGCAGCTCGACGAGCGGCAGCTTTATCAGAGCGCGCTCTCGTCCGGTAAAGACCCGGATGGGAATCCGATCAAGAATCCCGATGGCACGCTGAACTATCCGGCGGTGAGCAAGTTCGCCAATAAGTATTTGCCAATCACCGGACAGGCTGTGCAGCAAGGCATCATCCAGACGCTGGATAACGCCAACAACTATCATTCGGACGCATTGAAGCTCACGAACGATCAGCGCGCGGCGGTGAGCGGCGTGCTGGCGTCCGGCATCGGTGAGCCGGATACATCAGGTGTAATGTCGCGCCTCGATACGCTCGCGCAGCAGAACCCCGATCTGGCGCCCTTCGTCAACAGCACGAAGCAATCGGTAGGCTCGATTCCCCCCAACGCATCGCCGGACCAGCGCAACCAGATTCTCCGCAAAGGTGTGCAGGCTTTGCAGCCGGCCGCGACTACGGCTGCGCAACAAGGAAACCAGTTGATCACTTCGACCGGGCCCAATGGCGGCGTGCAGGTGTCGAATATCAACCCGCTATCGGCTACTCCGGTCGGGCCGGTTGGCCCTGAAATCGCGCAAGGCATTCCGCTCGGCGAGCGTTCTCAACTCACGACGAATCCTGTATCGGGCGGCCTCGCTGTGGTCAATCGCGGCGGCAATGGACAGATTACAGGCGTCACGAATCCGCCGACGCAGAACGTCTATAACCCATCGCCTGGCGATCTGCAGGCAATTCCCGGCCTCTCCGCCGAGCGCGAACAGGCACGGCAGGCCTATGCCAACGCACCGTCCGCGCACACGAATAATCAGCTTGTGCTGCAGAACATCGACAATGTGGCGGCCACCGGCCCACTCGGCCAGAAGGCGCGTAACGCCTTGAGCGTCTTCGGCCTTGACGCCAATTCCGATGCGGCGACTGCCTATGACCTGGTAGGCAAAGGCCTCGAACGTTCTGCTCTGCAAGCCGCGCAGTCGATGGGTCCAAATACCAATGCCGGTCTCGATGCGCAGATCAAGGCGAATGGTTCGCTCAGTTACACGCCAGCGGCAATCAAGGAAGTGACGAAACTGAACGACGCCCTGACAACCGGCGTGCAGGCCTATCAGCCGGGTCTGGAACGCGCAATCGCGGCCGATCCGGCCAAAGGCGTTATTGCCAAGCGCCAGTTCGACCAGCAGTGGGGCGCAAATTTCGACCCGAACATCTTCAAGTATTACAACGCGATCAAGTCGGGCGATTCAACGGAGCAGCAGGCTATCGTCAAGCAGCTAGGCGGCCTGAACTCGCCTGGCTATAACGCGATGATGAAGAAGGCGCAGGCACTCCAGCAGCTTTCGAATACCGGGAGCGTCCAGTAATGGACGACCTGCTCGCTACGATCCAGAGCAGCAATCCCAATGCGCCGCCGAGTGCCGCTCCTGCCGCTGCGTCGCCGCAATCTGCCGCGCCTGCGGCGACCGGTTTCGATCCGACCAAGAGCTATGGGACGCCGCCGCAGCTGCTCGATAATCTGCAGGACGAGGAAAGCAGCGGCAATCCGCTCGCGGTCAACAAGACGACACAGGCCATGGGCCCGTATCAGTTCGCGCCCTCGACCGTTGCGATGCTGCGCGGTCAGGGCGTCAAATTCGATCCATTCGATCCGCAGCAGTCGCGTGCGGCGGCCGATTACTACATCCAGCAACTCAAACAGCAGAACGGTGGCACCTATCAGGGCGCGCTGAAGGCCTATGGCGGCTTCAAGACTGCCGACCCTACCGCCTATATCGCCAAGGCCATGAACGGCGTGCCGGCCGAACCTACGATGCCGGGACAGTCGAATGCCGGCGCGCAACCCGCCGCCCCAGCCGGGCCGATGTCGGATCTGTTCTCGACACTTCAGCAGGGCGCAAAAGGCGCAACTCAAACGCCGGCTGTGACACCGCCTCAACAGCCCGGCCAGCAGGCACCGGCCGGCGGCTTTCTCTCTGGCCTTGGCCGTTCTGCTGCCGGACTGGCCGATACCGTTCTCAGTGCTCCCGGCGCGGTGGCGCAGCAAGGGACGTATGCACTTGCGCGCGCCTCGGGCATGACGCCTGAAGAAGCGAGCGCGCAGGCCGCGCAGTTCGGCGGCGCAGTGCATCCTGTCGGCAATGCCTTTGGCGTGACGAACACACCTGAATATCAGAACGAGATAACGCAGCGCGCGCAACAGGCCGTTGGCGGCATCGTCAACAAAGGCGTGAATGCGGTCGCTGGCGCAACCGGTCTGCCAGCGCAGGACGTTGGCAATATGGCTGGCTCGCTGGCGCTGGCCGCCCCCGGCGCGATCAAAGCCGGTATCCCGCTCGCTGGGCAGGCGGTTGAGGCCGTGGTTCCCGGCGCGGCGCACCTCGTTTCGCAGATTCCGGGGGCGGTCGCGGGTGCAGCGCGCGGCGCAGCCGGAGCCGTTGGAAATGCGGCGCGCGCGGCCGGCGAGACCGCTAGCGACTTCGGCAATGCTGTGGGCGTCGCAACAGGACTCAGGACGCCGGAAGAGCAGGCAGCGGCCAATCTTGCCGCTACTCAGACACAAGCGGCTGCGGTCAATGCCGGCCGCGGTAGCGTAGGTGCGGCGGGTGCTTCGTTCGCGCAGCAGGCCGCTGCCGAAGGCGTTCCCGATTCCCTGGTCCAGAAGATTGCCTCTGCGGAACAGGCCGGCACCCTTAATCCGGTCGCGGCCGGCCGCCACATTGAAGCCGGCTCGTTGCCGGTGCCGGTCGAACTCACCGCCGGCCAGGCAAGCGGCGATGTGAATCTGCTTTCGCAGGAAATGAATGCCCGCGGCAAAAATCCCGAACTGGCCGCGCGCTTCAATGTCCAGAACGGGCAGATCGCGGACAACCTTACTGCTTTGCGCGATCAGGTTTCGCCCAATGTCAATGTGCCATCTGGTGCGCCGACTGGGCAGGCGCTTGTTGACGCCTACAAGCAGATGGACGCGCCAATCACGCAGCAGATTTCCGAGCAGTATGCGCACGCACGCGGCGCGGATGGTGCGCCCGCCATTGTGAATGCGGCGCCACAGATGCGAGATTTCGCCTCACAGATCGGCCCAACCCGCTTCAATGCGCTGCCGGCCAATGTGCAACAGATCTTTCGCGACGCGGCTGCCAATCAGGTGTCCCTGCCGGCCGGCTTTGAGGTCAACGGCTCGAATGTTCGCCCGATGAATGTCGGCGACCTGATGGATATCGACAAGACGCTCTCGGGCGCAATGCGCAGCGCCACGGATGGCTCAGTGCGTCACGATATCGGCGCGTTACGCGACAGCATAATCAATTCGCGGCTCGATCCGTCCGCCGCCGGCGTGGATGCCTTCTCGGCCTACAAAACGGCTCAGGCAAGCGCGCGCGCCCGATTTCAGGCGATGGATGCGGATCCGGCATACAAGGCCGCTGTGAACGACATTACGCCCGTTGGCGAGCCCTCTCCGCTGGCTGATGACTTCGCGCGCAAGTACATCGCCGGGGGCAAGACGGCAAACGTGCAGAACATGATGCAGAACCTGTCCAACGATCCGGTCAATCAGGAGCTGGTGGCATCGGCACTGATGGATCATATCCGGCAGCAGGCCGGCGTGGATTTGCGTACCGGCACCGGCAATATCAGTCAGGCAGGACTCAACAAGGCCATCCAGAACCTCGGCGACAAGACGCGCATCGTACTCGGTCCCGATGCTTCGCAAACCGTCGAGAAGCTGGGCAACGTGGCGCGCTACACGCAGGAACAGCCGCGCGGCAGCTATGTGAACAACAGCAACACGTTTGTCGCTTCAGCAGCCAATGCCGCCAAATCCGCAGCCGAAGGCGCGGCCAATGTCGCAGCGCATGGCGTGCCGGTAGGCACATGGACGCGCGAAGCCCTCGCACGCCGCGCTAACGCAAAAGAAGTCGGCAAATCGCTTGAGCTAGGCGCTGGCCTGAAAAGCGTGCCGCTGAACCAGTTAACGAAGAACGCAAAGGGGAATCCATAATGAGCACTGTTGCGCTCGCGCCGCCGCTGATCCTTCAGTTCCTGAACAATGCCGGTCAGATGAACGTGGGAGGCAGTCTCCTGACTCAGGTAGGGGGCGTCAACTATCCGGCTTTTCAGGACTCGATGGGCGCGACGCCTCTGCCCAACCCTATTCCGCTAAACTCGCGCGGCGAAATTTCGAATTCTTCGGGCATCTCAAGCCAGCTTTTCCTGCAAACCGGTGTGACCTACACGATCACGCTGTCCGATTCGCATGGCAACCAGATCTGGGTCGCGGAGAACGTCACCGCCGAAGGCGCTGAAGCAACCGGCCAGATGACCGACGAAGGGCCATTTCTGGCGGGTCCGACCTTTACTGGCTCGATCACCGGGAACACGCTGACCGTCAGCGGTGTGACCGGCACGATTGCCATCGGCCAAACGCTCTTCGGCTCTGGCGTGACAACCGGCACGACGATCACGGCCGGCTCCGGTACCTCGTGGACTGTTAGCACGTCGCAGACGGTCGGTGCCGAGTCAATGGCGGCTGCAGGAACCAATCAGTTCGCTCCCGGCTTCAGCACGAGCCTGACGCTGGTCGGCTTTTATGGCGCGAAGTCCAATCTGTGGGTGAATTTCGATTCGGCCGCGCAAGGCGAAGACACGTTCAGCCTGAACAATTACACGCTGACGTTCAATGCCCCAATCCCGGTGGGCGTGCAAGAGGTCTATGTAAAGGGTGGCACAACGGCGACGATTGGGACGCCCGGTGTCGGTACGGTCACTGACGCATCCGTGGCCTCCGGCGCTGGCATCCAGAGCATGAAGATTTCCTATACCGCGCCGATCACTGGGGCCGTTGCGGAATCGCTTCAGGCGCGTCTCTCTCGATCGTTGAATGCCAAGGACTTCGCTGCGGCAGCGAACAACACCACGGACGATTCTGTGCCGCTCCAGTTGATCTGGAGTAATGGCCTGAACGCCTACAAGATGCCGGTGGGCCAGTATCTGTTCGCCACCGGCATCACGGTCAACTACAGCGCGTCAGGATTTCCGATCCCCGGCGCGCCGTCGCAGCGCATTTCGGTCTATGGTGAAAGTCAGGCCAATACGATCCTCGGTTATTCGGGTACCGGCTATGCCATCACCATGACTGGTGGCAGCACGGCCGGGGCCGGCCAAGGACTGCTCGGGCTCGATACCCTCTCGAAGTTCACGCTGCAGAACAATGCCTATAACCCGGCGATCAATAGCGGCATTTACATGCAGAACAAGGCATGGTTCAAGCTGGAGGATATTTATATCCAGTACATGACCATCGGCCTGAACTTGCAAAGCTGCTACACAGGCAAGGTCTCGAAGTGCATCTTCGGATATAACCAGTATGGCGTGCAGCTCACGACGAATGCACAGGGCGCATGCAATGCGATCAATTTCGATGCGTGCACGTTCCAGAACAACACGCTGGCCGGCGTCTATGGCATCGCGGTCGGTTCGAACAATTCGTTTCGCGATTGCACGTTCGAGAGTTGTGGTACGCAGGCAAACAATGCAACAGGCGCTGTCGTCGCCGAAGTCAGTGCGTATGGCAACGCGGGGCCGATTGTCTTCGATAACTGCTACTTCGAAGAGAACGCAGGCATCGCCGATATCTCGATCGACAATCCGACTTCTTCGCCGCTCACTGTCCTGATCCGCGGGTGTCTGTTCATTCGGGCGCAGAGTTCGTTCTACACGAACAACAACATTTCGATCACATCGAGCGGCGGCGGCCCGGTGACGGTCCTGCTCGAAGGTAACCAGTTCTTCTCGGCCGGCAGCTATGTACCGTCTGCCGCGCGACCGTTCTGGGTCGGCGGTTCATCAGCGGTTCGTTTCATCGATAATGGCGGCAACACATGGAACGAAACAACGTCGCTGCCTCAGCCATTCTTCTCAGGCCGCGCACAGGCGCAGGCATTGTTCAACGGCGCGACGCTTTCCGCAATCGTGCTGGAAGGCTGCACACTGGCGCGCACAGGAACCGGAGCTTATACGGTCACGTTTAACCAGGCATTCCCGAGCGCCGCTTACGTTCCGCATATCAGTCTGGACCGCACCGGAAACGATTCGATCAGCTATACGATCATGAGTCAGACGGCCAGCGCATTCTCGTTTGCATGCGTGAATCAGGCTGGCACAGCGACCGATTCGCAAAACATCTCCATCGCCTTTAATACCTGAGGATCAAAAATGAAACGCCTCCTTGCCTCGCTTTTCGCGCTCTGCGCATCGGTTGCATTCGGCGCGACCGAATTGCCGGTCCAACTTTTGAATCCAACCGGTTCGACTAGCGGTCAGGCAGTCGTATCGACCGGCCCAACCAGCGCGCCGGGGTGGGGGGTTCCTTCGGCATGCTCAGGATGCGCATTGCTGTCGGGGGCGCCATTCACCGGCGCAGTGAGCGTCAGTTATAGCAATGCAGCGCTCACGCTGAATGATACGAGTGGGTCAAACCAGACGAATCTGAATTTTCAGTCGAATGGATCGAATCGCTGGTCGTGGGGGAATCCCTCTTCGTCGTCGACATTCCAGCTATCTCGCTATGTGTCGGGAACCTATACCGACAGTCCAATTTCTGTCTCGAACTCGACCGGCGCCATCATCCTGACGGATGGATTGAGCGGTGTCCTGGGCATCACGAATGCCGCAACGTCAGGCAGCACGATCATCGTTAATGCCACGAGCAATACGTCTACGGGTGCTGCCATTGAACTGGAGGGCAATGGATCAACGACGCCCAACAAATATCTTCAGGTTTTCAATGGAAGCTTTCGCATCCTGAACAATGCGGGAAGCGGCGCGACAATCACTGTCGACGATGGCGGGGATTTGACGACTGGAGGATCGATCACGCCCAGTCAAACTGCAGGTATTGTTGGCACAACGACGAATAACGCGCCGTCCGCAGGCAGTGTAGGCGAGATCATTCAAAGCACCGTCACTGGCGGATCGGCCGTCAGCATATCCAGCACAGTGCCGGCCAATGTCACCTCCATTTCGTTGACTGCTGGGGACTGGGATGTGTGTGGAGAGACTGTTACGCTCCCAGCGGGTACCACTACACAAGCAGCCTTTGCAACAGCCATAAGCCTGACTTCAGCTACGATTCCCACGCTTACTGCAAACACGACATATGTCAACCTTCCATATGCGGTCGCTGCGGGAATCTCGATAGGATCTTCAGCAGGATGCGTAACAGAGAGATTCGCCTCCACAACCCCGGTATATCTGGTTGTTCAGTCTAATTTCGCTGTTTCGACGAACGCTGCATTCGGATGGATTTACGGCCGCCGGCGCCGTTAATACACAGAAAAAACGGGGAAGCCATGGGAAACCACCACACTACAATCCTCTCGATGCTGCCGCCTTGGGTCGGCATCGTGATCGGGCATATTTCAAACGACCTGACGATCTCGAATCTGGCTTCGTTCGCTTCCATAGCATATTGCGTGGTCGGCGTGTGGGTCATGTTGCGGCGGAGGAAGCATGAAGAAGATTGAATGGCTCGATGAGCCGGAGCAGCACGACTACACCGCCGCGCTTTCGTACCTGTCGCTGCACTATCCGGTCATCGTGGCCGGTGACTTCGTGCATGCGCTCAGGCTCGCGGAAACGGTCGAATACAAGGCCAAAGACATCGTGCGCGCGAGCGGCCTCACGCCACTGACCGAAAGAAATAGCCACGTGGAGCACGATCTCGAAAAGATCGAGGACGGCAAGAAGCTCTCGCCCATCCTGCTCGTGCGCTCGCCAGAGAAACTGCTGGTGGCCGATGGATGGCATCGGGTGTGTGCCGTGTATCTGCACGATGAGAATTCGCTCATTCCCTGCAGGATCGTTTAGGAGGTCGCATGTCCGCTTTTGACGATGCATTTGAGGCGCTGCTTGGCAACGAAGGCGGCTATGTCGACAACCCGAACGATCCTGGAGGCGCGACGATGTGGGGCGTCACTGAGCGCGTTGCCCGCGCGCACGGTTACGCCGGCGACATGCGGGAACTGCCGCAGGAATTCGCCAGGCAGATCGCCAAGACAGAGTACTGGGATCCGTACCAATGCGATCAGTTTGATCCGCGCATCGGCTTTCAGGTATTCGATGCGGCCTATAACGGCGGGGAACCGGCGCGCTGGTTGCAGCAGGCTGCTGGAGTCACTGCGGACGGCGTGATCGGCGCTCAAACTATCGGGGCTGTGCGTAATAGCGATCCGCTGAAGATCATCATGCGATTCGACGCGAGCCGGCTGGAATACATGGCGTCTCTTTCCAACTGGCCACCATTCGGTCGCGGATGGGCGCGGCGTATCGCGGAAAACCTGATTCGAGGTGCAGCATGAGCTGGAGCGATGTGGCAAGCGTGGTAGAGAACCTGGCGCCGACCATCGCCAGTGTGATTGGCGGCCCGCTGGCGGGCACGGGCGTGACTGCCTTGGAGAATCTGTTCGGACTGACTCCGAAGCCTGCAGCGAGCACCTCAGAGCGTCTGGATAGCGTTGCCGCCGCCATTGCTGGCGCAACACCTCAGCAACTCACGGATATGCGCAAGGCAGACCAGGATTATGCGGTCGCTATGGCGCAGGCAGGCTTCAAGGATACCGAGACGTTGGCAAGTCTGAAGGTGCAGGATACGGTCAGTGCTCGATCCATGCAGACGACGAACAAGTCGGTTGTACCTGCATGGCTCACGTTCGTGATTACGGTCGGCTTTTTCGGGCTGTTGATCGGCCTCTTCTGCGCGCCAGTACCGGAAGCCAGCAAGGCACTCATCTACTCGGCTACCGGCACGCTCGGTACCGTGTGGCTCGTGGTGGTTCATTTTTGGTTCGGTAGCACCAGTGATACCACCCAGGTCAACGATCTGCTGGCGAAATCGACACCGCCGGCCAATCAGTCACCCGGGAGCAAGCAATGAAATATGCCTTCTATCGCGGTCGACAAAGCGGCTGGCGCGGTCTGTTCGATTGGGCCGTGCGGACATGGATGCATGGCCCCTACTCGCATGTCGAAGCCATCCTTGGGCAGAATGGTGACCTCTATGACATCGCTTCTTCGCTACCCGGAACCGGCGTGCGCATCGCGATCAATCAGATCCTAAGCCCGAAACAATGGGATATTTTCGAAGGGCCGGGCGATGAAACTCAGGCCCTCCAATGGTTCGCAGCGCATGCGGGCGCCAAGTACAACTACCTCGGCCTGTTCGGCTTCATCTGGCGTCCTGTGATCGGCGATCCCGGCGAGTATTTCTGTTCGGAGGCATGCTGCTATGCGGCCGGGATCGCGGAGCCGTGGAGATTCGATCCAAATGCGCTGGCGGATCTGGTGAGGGCTGATTCAGCTTCTCCCGCGGCCTAGCATTGCCAGTTCAACCCTCTGTCGCATCTCCGCCGTATAACCCGTGATCTCGCCCTTCAGCGGCGGCGGTGCTGGCGGCTCGGCGATGGAAGTCGTGAGCCGTTCCCTGGCCTTCTTCTTCGACGAGTCGCGCACGAACATGTATCGAACCTCGCGCACGCCGCCGACACGGATGCGGCCCTTGGACAGTAGCTCCGCAATAGGCGCGTGCAGCGCTTCCTCATCGACGTGGAGTTCCCGAACCATCTCGCGCAATGCCATCGAAGCGCTGCGGAGCATGTCGAGGATCTGATCGGGTGTGATGGTGCGGTTTTTCATGATTCGCTGATCCTCGTCATTTCGCCCCAGTGGCGAACGGTTTCTCGCGCAGATACGAGGGCGCACTGCGGACAGTCTTCGTGCCAGGGGATGCCGTGGCTGCAGGTTTTGCCGGGTTCGATCAGGTATTGCATACGCCCTCCCGCGCTATGTCGTGGCGATGTTCTTTGCCATGGCAGGGGTAGCAAAGCCAGCGAACATCAAGCGGTTTGGCGTAGTCGTCGTGGTGGCCCGTGAGTCGCTTTTCTTCGCCGCACGCCGCACACATCTTCGGCTTGATGACATCGCCGCGCTTCACGGCCTTGTTTAACTCGTTCCGCGCGAAAACTTTTTCGTCTTTAGGCCTGGTCTGGCTGGCCTTCCGCTCGCGATCCCTAAACTTCTGCGGATCGGCCGCGCGAGCGCGAGCAATGTATGCGGCGTTTATCCTTCGAGCGTTATTGAGATCGCGCGACGCAATGTTTGTAGCACTGTGACATTTTTTGCATTCTGACTTTAGCCCGAGCAGGGTGCGATTATCTTTGTAGAATCCGCCCGCAGGGAAAAATTCAGCGCATCTGCCGCATCGATAAAGTGTCGTGCCGTCGACTTCCTTCGTTTGGCGATGCTTCCACGTGGCAGGCTTTCCGAGCCGCGCAGTTCGCATCTTCGCCTTTGCCTCTTCTGTGTGCGGCTTGTTGTGCATTAGATTCTCCGGAAAGAAATCACGAATACCCACGGATTGCTCTCGAACGAATAGCCGCGTTCGGCGTTGAGGCTGTCCCACAGTGCAGCGAAGCGAGATCGCATCGCCGCGTCTTGCGGATCGCAGTCCGGCTTATTCCCATGATCGATTTTCGACGTGCTTCGCTGATAGCCCAAGTGAGGGCAACGCGTTGTTCATCAGTCAGGTTAGTCATGCTTTATGCTCCGGGTCGGCTGCAACTTTCATGAAGCAGATCCAATGCGTATCGGACCTCTTGCCGGACTTGTGTCCGAATAGCGGCGACTGCGTTGCTAGGGCCAAAATCTCAGCGACCTTGACCTGTGTTTCGTTCCACTTGAAGATCAGCACTCCATGGTTTTCTAGCACGCGAAAACACTCCGCGAATCCCCTGCTGATATCATCGCGCCAATCTTGTCCGAGCTTTCCGTATTTCGCAGCCAACCAGCTTCTTGGTCCGGCGCGAACGAGGTGAGGCGGATCAAACACAACAAGCTTGAACGAATCATTCGGGTATGGTAGGTCGCGGAAGTCCATCAGAACATCTGGGGCAATCGTTAGCGTGCGAGTGCCATCTTCGACGCCACGTGTGCGATCCGTGACGACGACAGTCTCCGAACGAACGTCGCCGAATACTGTGTCAGGTTGCCGCTGGTCAAACCAGAACATCCGACTGCCGCAACATGGGTCCAAAATTGTCTTCATTTACTTCTTATCCTTAATGGCTGCTCGCCATGCAAGCAATTGAGTTTTGTAGGTTGCGGATTCTGCATCCACAATGCCCCATTGATTTTTGAACCACTTCTCAAATCGCTCGAGTTCATCTATGCAAATGACCTGCGGCGACTCAGCCAGAACCGACTTCTGCCCTTCCGGCATAGCGCACTGGTTAGTGGTTAGGCGGCTAAGGCTTCGACAAGCTGAATGCGTCGCCCAATCCAGGCCATCACAGGTACAGCCATCGAATTACCGAGCGCCTTGTAGCGCGGGCCATCGGCGGCTGGCTTGCCGCGCACAATAATTCGTGTGTAGTTGTCGCGGAAGCCCTGAAGACGTTCGCACTCAAGAGGCGTCAGGCGGCGCACGGCAGAGTCAGTCAGCGCGTGCAACTTGTCTCCACCGCCTTGGCTGGCGCGCAACGCAGTCGCTATATCACCAGACAATTCAGCAGTACCGCCGCCATCGCGCCCGCGGATGTTCACGGCGATAGCAAGATGCCCTCCGCCGTTCTGATGCGAGTTTGAATGCCCCATGCTGCGCATCGTGGATGCTATTTCGCCGATGCCGAAACCGTTTTGACCTGATGCTTTGCAGTCGAATGCAATCGGCTGAACGATATAGTCGCCGCCCTGATTACCCCCAACAGGCCCACCCGCCATCAACGGCTGTGCGACTTCGACATGACGGGCCTTATAATCTTTTCCGCTGTTCTGCGGCATGATGCTGTACGCAACCGGAACGAGCGGTGTACCGCGACCGGTTCCGTCTTCGCTGGCGTCAAAGCCTTCCGCGCGCAGAGAGTGCGCGACCAGCAGCGTTTCGGTTTCCGCATCGATGCGCTGGTTAGACGTGGTGAGCGCGCGTGCTACGTCAGGAATCAATCCACCATCGCACTCGAAATCGGTTCCGAGTCCGCCACCGCCTTTAGTGCGCGCGCTAAGGGTGGGGGCAATTCCTTTCCCCGTTTCGCGGCCCGGCGCAGAATGCCCGAGCAGGCTCTCGCGCTCAAAAAGTACTGCTGCGGCACGTCGCCAGTCTCCAAGATATCCGACAACGAACACACGGCGGCGTCGCTGGGCCAAGCCGAAGAACTGAGCGTCAAGAACGCGGTAGGCGAACCCATACCCGAGTTCTGCCAGGCCGCCGAGGAAGGTGCCAAAATCCCGCCCGCCGTTTGACGACAGGACACCGGGGACGTTTTCCCAGACCACCCAGCGGGGAGCGTAGCGGCGAGCAATGGCAAGATAGGTAAGCATGAGGTTGCCACGCGGGTCTGCCAGTCCCTTTCGTAGTCCTGCGACGCTGAATGATTGGCAGGGAGTTCCTCCGACGAGAAGATCGATAGCTGCATCGGGCCACTCCTTAAATTTGGTCATATCACCTAGATTGCGCACATCCGGGTAATGGTGGGCGAGTACAAAAGACGGAAACGGCGCGATCTCGCTAAAGAACTGCGCGCGCCAGCCAAGTTCATTCCAGGCGCAACTTGCTGCTTCGATCCCGCTGCTGACACTTCCGAATTTCACTCTCACCTCAAAGAAAATGTACAACCGCACAGAACCCGAACAACAGAGCTATCGCAATGCATACCCAGTCGCTGCTGTTCATAGGTCACCGAATCAAAAAGCAGCCCCTGTGCGAGCGGGCCTTGAAAGCCGGCACCTCGGCCAATCCGAGGTGCCTGCAACGGCTGGTTATGCGTTGATGCGCGTATCATCCTGTGCCAGATCGCTGCCAGCAAGCGGATCGCCTTCGGCCGCAATCTTCTCGGCTGCTGTTTTCTTCTTGCCTTTAGCCTTGTCGACCAAATCAATCTGTGTGGCTTGCGGAGGCGTCAGCGTGATCTCAATTTCGGTCTTACTCATGTGGTCAATATAGCCGCGCTGCTCAACCGGAGGCTTCATGTAGGCGTTGCAACCCATCAGGCAAGATCCACCGTCATGCGGATCAGCCGTGAAATCGTCGAGCTTCACCTCGGTCAGTTTGATCTCGGACTTCTCGGTCGCGCCGCGGTGAAAGATGATCGTGTAGCCATCCAGTTCCTTGACGAAGTGCAGCGGCGTCACGATGTTCACGCATTTGCGCTTGGTGAGGTCCACGTCCTGACGTGGCAGGGACAGTTCTCCCTGGCCTTCAGCGCTCACGCCCGGTTTGCCAGTGTCGCGCTCATAGAAAGCGGTGCGCGCGTGCCGGTCGAACTCGTCGAGGATCATGTTCGGCGCAACCCATTCGATGCGCACGGAGCAGCCGTAGTCGCGCTTGTCGCCCTTGAATTCTTCGACGCCGGTTACTTTCTTGATGCGGACCAACTGGTGATCGATGGAAAGCATGAGACCTCCTGGAATAATTTCGGGAATAATTTGAAGCGGGTTTTGTCGTTACGCGCCGAGCAGTTGCTCGCGGCGGCTCTGATATTCGGAATCGATTGTCGCTATTTCTTCCGGAGTGAAATGGCCCTCGCTGCGGAAACCATCCATGGCGAGATCAAGCACATCGACATCGGTTGCTTTGCCGATCTCGGCGATAACCTGATCGACAGTCAGCGTGCTGAAGAACGTCTGATCTTCTGGCACTCGGTCGGCTTGCTGCTTGGTCTTGGCGCTGGCTGCACCACCGCGCAGTTCTTTCATGCGCGCGTTATATGCATCCTGAGCACGCTGGGCATCCTTCTCGCCAGTGAGCTTTATCGCTTTCGCTTTCGCGGCATGCATGCCATTGCGATCTGTCGCCGTCGCAATGGCTTTGAGCACATCATCAAGCGTCAAGACCTCAAGCGGCAGGATCGTATGCTGCGCTTTCTTGCCCTTTGTCGCCGTCAGCGAAAGCGATATCTCGCGCTCGATGTGGCTCAGGTGGCTGATGCGGATTCCGCCGACAACCATGCCGCCGAAGCGCACCGCTTGATCGTTGTAGAGCGTCATGGATTTGCCGACCCATTGGCGCCCATCCTCTCCCCACGCAAAAATCAGCAACTTGCGCATGGTCTTGCACGGCTTATAGGGGCGCCCCTCGTCATTCTCGTAATGCAGAATGACGGGCTGGTCCTCGCTGCCCATGCGCACGTCGGTTACAGTGATGGTCGTGTCACCGGCCAGCAACTGTTCGGCGTTGAGCTGGTCCGACTTCGGCACAATAGTGCCGCGCAGGTCGGTAATGTCAGACATAGGAAATCTCCACTTCCTGAGAGGTAAAGGCGTACGGTGGCAGATCAATCTGGGTCGTTTTGTCCGCGTATCCCGGCCATTTTTTGGTACGAAGACATTCCTCGTAGATGTCCAGCAGGCGACGGCATTCAAGATAGCCTTCTTCCCGACTTTCGTTGCCGAGTACATACGAGGCGGCTGCGTACGGCCACTCAGTTTCGACGACGACAAAGATGAACTTTTCCACGTCAACGCCAGCAGCCTGACTAAATCCACCGGAATAGAACGTGTCTTGCACGTGGTAGCGTTTGCGCGCGCACTGCCGGCGAAACTCGTCAGGTGCCGCGCTACTGAATGTTTTAAGGTCAAGCAGAACGACCGACGAGCGTGATGCCTGATAAACCCAGTCGGGCCGGCAGCGGCATTCAACGCTGGTTACCGGATCAGTCCAGAATGCCGAGACTTCGGATTTACCTTTCGTCAAGAACTGCTGTATCTCCGGCAGCGCGCGAATCGAATCGGCCTGACGCATCGCAACTTCATACTGGTCGTTTGTGACGACCGTCGCGCTGTTCGTGCGTTCGTTGAATTCCCGCCACCAGTCCATCGACGCGATGCTGTCTTCGGATGGATTCTTCGCGTTCCATTGCGCCTCGGTGGGCCGACGCGGCGCGCCCTTTGGCACAGTCGCATAGCGTTTGCTGAACTCATCAGGCTCCAGCACGGCGCAATGCGTAAGGTTGCCCTCTAGTTGGCCAGCACGTACCGGCGGCGCGGGACGCTCTGGATCCAGATGCCATGCAAAGTAATGTGCCGGCGATCTGTTCAGGTCGTCGAGACCGGTCTTCGAAATCGGATGCATAGCGTGATAGCGCTCAATGTCCAACCCCTCGTGGAGGCCACAGCCGTTTTCCAGAGGCGGAATGAAGTCAGGTGCATTCACAAAAAGCCTCGCGAATAGTAAAGGATCAGGAAAGCGACGGCGGAGCCTGCAACCATCGCAATGAGCGGGTTATGGTCGAGCCAGCGAAAGAGGTGTTTCATGGACAGCACCTTGGCGATCCGCCGCAATAGTGTTGGTAGTCAACATCAATCTCGGCGGGGCCGACCGGCAATTCGGTCCATTCACCGCAACGGCGGCAACGAGCCTCAAATAAGCCGTCTGCCAGAACGTTGATAACTCCCGCTTCCTCCAACTCCAATATGTGCGCCTCGGCATCACTGAGGGGCGGCTCTACGAGGATTGGCGCGTCGCGCAGCCATTGGCCGAAATCTTTCATCGCCCAATGCCCTCCGCGGCGAGCCACGCTAGATAGATTCCGAAGCCGATCGCGATAACCCAGTCGAGTACGCGGCTCATGACGGTTCTCCGGTGGCTTTAGCGATTGCTCGATTACACGTGGTGAGCGCAAGCTCCAAATCGGAGCTGGAATCGCTCGAAGGAGAATAGGTTTTCACAGCGAAAATATTGAAAAGGGACTCATACCGGACTTTCAAATCTTTTAATGCTTCGAGCAAATCGGGCGCAGCGGCGATGAGCCTCGCATTAGCTGCTAATTCATCCTCGAACAATCCGCGCCCATCGTGATTTGGGTAGTTCACGTAGATGCAAGCGTGATTTTGTTTGTCATGCTTCCATGGGAAAGGACCGATCTTGTGGCAATGACCAACAGATGTTAGAACTGTCTCAAATTTCCACGGCCCCGGGGTATGTTTCAGCATTCCGGCCTCCAGGTCAGTAGCAGGAAAATCACAGCAAACGCGCAGACCATTGACAGGGCCGCGAGCGCACCATAGGCGAAGTCGATCGCGCGGCACTCGCGCTTGGTCAAATCTCTGACCGGTGTGCGCGGCTCGCCTATGACGCGGCGAGTGAGACGGTGGAAGAGGTAGGGGCGCATGTCAGGCCACCTTGCTACGCGCGGCATTCTTCGCTGCGATCAGGTCGTCTACGCTCGATACGTCGTAATATGCGCAATCCTTAATAAGGCTTGTATAGCCGTGGATCTGCTCGACACGCTCACGCGGCTTGCAGTCACGCACTGACAGAATCAGACGCGTGCCATCCGTATAGCTGATCGAGCCAGCGTTTTCGGCCCATGCGCGCAGCTTCTTCTCTGCACCGTCGTGAACCGTGCGGTGAACGACTCTCTGCTGTCTTGACACATAGCCGGTCCAGACGCCTTCGATGATGTAGCGTGTCATCTCAAACCTCGCGCGATAAATAAGCGGCTTTGGTAGGCCACGTTTTGGTGTATTCGCGCATCTCCGCGTAAGCCTGCTTACTAGTGAACTGTTGTGGGTGCTTGCTATGCATATGCTGCGCCGTAGACTGCGCGCTATAGAAGCGCTTTCCGCATGCAAGGCAACCCGCTTTCCATGGCACGACGTGCTCGAAATATGGCAGCTTCGCCTCAAACGGCGCAAGCTCTTCTAGAATGCGATCTCCGGCGCCACACTGGCTGTAATACGGTTCCATCATTCCGACTGCCTCATGCACGAGCGCGACCAATTTCTGAGCGTCATCGATAGAGAATGTGCTCACATAGCCTCCGCGCGCTGCGCCTTGAAATACGCTTCGAGTTCGCGCTCGTTGATCGGCAACTGGATATGCGCACCGAACGCGATAGCGAAATAAGCTTCGACCTTGCCGGTCAGATCACCAACGACGAGAAACGAAGGGACTTCGAGCTGGCCGAGCATCACGTCTTTCGGCTCGGTCATCTGCTCGATGGTGATGCGCACCATGCGATGGAAGGCGGCCACGTCAAACCTCTCCTACGATCCGGAACACGCGCACTGGCTTCGGCTGCGCGCCTTCGATGCGCAACGCAATTTCTGCGGCCTCAATCTCGCTCTGCAGTTCCATCTCGCGCACCACGATACTCATCAGGGCGTCGCCAAACGCTTCAGCGGACTCTTGGAAGGCCGCACGCAGCAGCGCGCCATGCTTGCGTACCGTACAGCTGGCGAGCCCCTGTATGATCTCCAGCGGGTCCAGATTCGTAATGCGCGCCTTGAAGCGATCTTTTGCGAGGCGCTTGACCAGTGTGTCATGCGATTCGGCACGTTCGACGATCGCTTCGACGCACTGCGGGTCGCCGATAAGCGGTGCCATGGCGACCAACTGCTTCGGATCGGGGTGAATGACGGTAGACATGGCAATCACTCCTGCTCAGCAAGTCGCTTCATGTCGGCCAAAGCCAAATCGGCCGGATCGTAGAAGCGTGATGGGTTGATTTCATAGCCGCTGGCGCGATAGATCAGCATCGCAGCAAGCGCCGTGTCGTGGAATTTCTCCAGCGCATAGCCGGCTCGCCCGGCTTCATGGACGACCCAGCCAGCGCGGCAGTGTGTAGTCTCACAGGAGTGCCACGTCTTCATGTCCAGCGCATGTGGCTGCGAAACGCGCCCATAGATGCGTTTGTGAATATCGGGAATGACCGGAATTTCAGGCGCGGAGTCCGCCACTTCGCCTACCTTGGTTGCCGAGCAGTATGAGCAGTATGAGCAGTATGAGCAGCCCGAGCAGTATGAGCAGCGCGAGCAGCCCGAGCAGTCCGAGCAGCGCGAGCAGCCCGAGCAGTATGAGCAGTATGAGCAGCGCGAGCAGCCCGAGCAGTATGAGCAGCGCGAGCAGCCCGAGCAGTCCGAGCAATATGAGCAGCCCGAGCAGTCCGAGCAGTATGAGCAGCGCGGGCAGCCCGAGCAGCCCGAGCAGTATGAGCAGCGCGAGCAGCCCGAGCAGTCCGAGCAGTCCGAGCAGTATAAGCAGTATGAGCAGCGCGAGCAGCCCGAGCAGTCCGAGCAGCGCGAGCAGCCCGAGCAGCCCGAGCAGTATGAGCAGTCCGAGCAGTCCGAGCAGCGCGAGCAGCCCGAGCAGTATAAGCAGTATGAGCAGCGCGAGCAGC